GATCTTGTGGCAGCCGACATTGGTGTAGCAGATATTGAAATTGCACTTAACTCAACAGGTCGCAATCAAAGAGTCAGTGCTGATGTTGTTACAGATACAACCTTGCCCAATGCGGATCAAGGTGATACTGCAATTCAAACAGTTGAAGTCACTGCCAATACCAGTGCATCAGCGGCTATTAGAGCTTCGTTAGGCTTAGATAACCAAGGACCTGTGGTTGAAAAGTTAATTAACAAAGCCATTGACCTAGCGTTGAATCAAATACCAGGTTTTAGTCAGATTAACAATGCAATTGGTACTGCAAATAAAATTGTAAGCATCGGAGACATTATAACAAATGTTGACCAGACCCCAGCAGAAGCTGCATTGGCCTTGGCAAGACTACTAATCCCAAAAATAAATCTGGTGGTCACCGGATACAATCTTATCTCTGGTGGTGGCGGTGGTGGCGGTGGTGGCGGAGTTGAAGCTCTTGAACCCATCCCTGTAAATACCACAGTTGATATACAAGCAGGTGGAGCAGGCGAGGAGGAGGATCCGCCCCCGGGCAGTATTGATTTTGGCCCAGAGGCTGTTACCAGTGAACAAGACCCTCAAGCAGTCCCCACAACCACAGAGTCTACTACAGCGGCATTTCAAGATGCCAATTTAACAGCTATTGCACCAGTTGGTAATTTTGCTGTAGCATACAATGTAGAAACTGGCACTTATGATGTGTACAATCTTGACACAAACGAAATAGTTGCCGGTGGATTTACCCAGGAACAAGCAACTGAATATGCTGATGCGCTAAACGTTGGCGATGACTTTGAGGCATTGAATGTACAAAGTCGAGCTGATGCAGAAGCAAGATTCAACGAAGGCCCTGCTGACGTAGCAATTACACAAGATCCCAGTCTGTACCCAAATGGGTTGCCTTATGACGATGACGGCAACTTAAATCCTGGCTGGGCTCTAGACGAAAATAACAATCCTGTTTTTGTTGGCGATGGTTACGTTGATCCCGGCACATTGCTCAGTGCCGAAGAGTCAAGATCCGCAGCCATCACCTTGGCCAAGACCAAACTGGCACAAAATCAAGCTGCCATTGAGGCACAAAGAAAACAGGCCAACGAAGGTGATTGGCGAGTAAAGTTGAGATTGGCGCCCAGTGCAGACTATCTTTACAAAGATCCAGGTATCAGCAGTGATGGTATTCTTTGGCCGCTGTCAGTTACTGACGGAGTAGTGTTCCCTTATACCCCGGTCATCAACACAGTCTACGCTGCCAATTACAGTACCTACGATTTGACCCACAGCAATTATCGTGGACATTTTTATCAAAATAGCTACGTAGACGATATACAACTACAGGCAACATTTACAGCGCAAGACACCAACGAAGCTAATTATATGTTGGCAGTAATACATTTTTTCCGCAGTGTCACAAAAATGTTTTACGGTCAAGATGCCCAGCGCGGAACCCCACCTCCAATGGTATTTTTGCAAGGCCTTGGAGAGTTCCAATTTAACTTGCACCCTTGCTTGGTAAAATCTTTTAGCTACAATCTTCCCGGAGACGTAGATTATATTCGAGCAAGAACTGTAGAAATCAACGGAACTAACTTGTTACAAAAACGAAATAGACAAACTTTGCCCACCAGCTCTAGTTTTGCATCGCTAATTAGATTGGCAAACGCAGGTGTAACTGGATTACAACCAGGTGCTATAACTACACCACCACCACCACCAACCTTGGGCACAAACAACCCCACGTATGTGCCCACCAAAATTGATATTAGTTTAGTATTGCTGCCAATACAATCACGCAGTCAGGTCAGCAAACAATTTAGTCTCAAGAGTTTTGCCAACGGCGACTTGCTCAAAGGGGGATTCTGGTAATGGCAAATTATACTGCAACTAGCCCATATTTTCTAACTCCATACTCTCAGTTTTATCTTGACAGCATGGTTAATCGTGCTATCCCCAGGGAAAATGATGATGTGTATTTTAAAATAAATCAAACATATCAATATCGTCCAGATCTGCTGGCATTTGACTTGTATCAACAACCGGGCCTGTGGTGGGTGTTTTATCAACGCAATCCCAATACATTAACTGCACCGCCCTGGGATTTTGTAGCTGGTACCAACATTTATCTGCCTAAGATCACCACACTTCGATCCGCTTTGGGATTTTAATAAATGGCAACTGTTCGAACCCTAGAAGCAGAACGTGCACGACTGCTGGCAGAACGTGAAATTCTTGCTGCCCGGTACCAGGCCGGCGATGTTACAGTGCTGCCACAAATACAAGAGATAAACGTACAATTACGAGATGTAGTATTGCAAATTGAATTGTTGCTTGGTTTACCACCAGTGTCCAGTAGTGGACAAATTGTTGCCAACTCACAAGTGGCACGAGATGATGGTGCAAATACTCAATTACCAGAAGTTAGTCCAATTGAGCCAGCAACTCGAATACCCACAAATGCAGTGGCATTCTCTGAAAACGTTGACTTTGGAACAAACAATGACACAAGGGCAATAGTCCAAACTCAAGCAGTTCCTCCAGCCAGTGCTGATTGGCCAATTCCTGACCCTGCTGAATTACCTGGGCCGGGCAGCCTTCCTCCAGCATTGCCAGATGGAACACAACCTCCTGACAATGTACCCGCTGGCGAAAGCCCAACAGCATCATATACTCCCGGCGTGGGCGCAGTCAGCGATGACGGAACCACTGAAGGTATACTTGAAGCAGGTGCAGTTACACCCGAAACGCCAAATGGCAGCAACAATGTTACTACATTGGTTAACAAAACAGCAAGGTCTATTACACCGCAAAATAACATTTTAGATAAGTTTGCTAGCTACACATATTCAGCAAGTCTTTATCTCATGAGCCCCGAAGATTATCGACGACTCATGACAACAAAAAAACGTTACATTCCTGGATATCAACTGTTGATGCAAAGTGGTGGCGCACCACAACAGTCAGGTGTACAAGTACAAGATTTTAATGACGGCGGCTCTGCCGGAGTTAGTTTAACCCAAGGACGCAATCAATACTTCCCGTTGGATTACTACTTTGATGACATAGAACTCAAGAGCGTAATACACGGTAAAGGCACTGGAGGGGCACACAATGTAGTTGAAATGAAATTTAAAATTGTTGAACCCAATGGTATTACTTTACTTGATAACTTATATAAGGCAGTAAATCAATACGTCACAGTAGGCGGCGGTGGAACTACAACTATCAAAAATCAAAATTATGCCGCACAAAATTATTTAATGGTTATACGATTTTATGGGTATGATGAAAATGGTAACATGATAACCGCACCAATTAGCACTGATCCTGCCGGCAAAAGCGACAATTACGCCATAGTAGAAAAATTTATACCCTTTCAATTCACCAGTATCAAGTTTAGGGTTGCTAATAAACTAACTGAATATCAGTGTGAAGCTGTTTGCCCACAAAATGTAATTGGAACCGGCCAAGGTCGTGGAGTGATACCCTTTAACATTGAATTAACCGCCACCACCCTACAAAATTTATTCAACGGCAATACCACCTGGGCTGAATCTCTAAACAATCAAACACCAACTACCGAGCAACCCAGTACCGTGGCGCCGGGCACAGCAACCGAAGCTCCAAACCCCACACTGACAATTGGGCTTGCAACTGCCCTTAACAAATTTCAACAAGAGTTAGTCACTGATGGCACATATGAAGTTGCTGACAAATACAATATCATAATCAGCCATCCAGAAATTGCCAGCGCGGCAGTGGTGCCCCCGGCCACCACTGATTTAAATGGCAAGCCCATGACCAATGTTACCACAGCCAACGAAGCCGTGGGTGCTGGACAATCAATTAATACTCGGGCCAAGACCAACAGTGCAATAGCTGGTATGAGTATTGTGCAGTTTATTGACCTTGCAGTGCGCAACAGCAATTATGTTTACAAACAGCAGACTAAAATTATTGATCAGAACGGAAAAGTCATTCCACAAGGTACTGGTGCGCAGGCCTTTGCCTGGTACCGAATAGGTGTTGAAGCCAAGCCGTTACCAAAATCAGATTCTAAACGAAATGATCTAGCTTACGAGATAACTTACGAGATAGCACCCTATGGAATTAACGACATAAAAAGCGAGTACTTTCCCAAAGGAGTGTTTCGTGGTGCCCAGAAAAAATACAGTTATTGGTTTACCGGACAAAACACTTCAATTTTAAATTTTGAACAAGATTTTAATTATCTATATTACATAACCATTAACAGTAGAACCAGAGCACAAGTCAACAGCCGCGGAACATCAGATTATCGTGAAGTTGAAAAACGATTGTACTCGCCAAACAGTGCGCAGACCAATCAAGGCATTGATTCCTGGTACACCAATGAGCCAGCCGCCAACGCTGCCGATTATCTCTATAGTCCCGGCGACCAAGCCACAGTTAAATTGTCCATAGTGGGTGACCCTGCTTGGATTGAACAAGGCGAAGTGTGGTCAGGTATTAGAAAAAAATCTCTAAACACTAACGCAACTGATCCATACTTTGATGCGTTTCTAGCTGACGGTACTATTAATTTTGATGCTAGAGAGGCATTGTTTGAAGTCTCATTTAACAAGCCTGCAGACTACAATATTAACACAGGACTATTAGATGTGCCAGGGTCTGCAGTTGCCAGTCAAAACTATGTTTACAAAGCAGTGACAGTGACCAGCAATTTTAGACAAGGCAAGTTTACACAAGACTTAGAAGGAAAACTTTTGGTATTTCCTAACACAATTACACAATCTCAAACAACTACCACTGCGGGCACTACCACTGCGGGCACTACCGAACAACAACCAGACAGCACAGCGCCAAGAGACGCCCCTGATGAGTCGGCAGCTGAAACAGCAAGACTTGAAAGACTGGCATCTGCCGCCAATGGGTTGCCGTCAGTACCAACCACTTCGGTTACCGGTACAACACCCACTTCATCGCTGGCCAAAGGCACAGATCAAATTTTAAGACCTCTCACAGTTGTAGCAGAACCAACCCTATCTCAATTGCAAGCCAGTCCTGCATATATTACAGCTCGTCGTGGCGGTGCAACACCTGCGGCAGCATTGGAAATTGCTAGGTCTGCATTTGCATCAGGCACCAACAACTACGCAGGTGTAGCGTTGCCAGGTATTAATGTCACTGCCAATACTGGCATAGTAAAAGATCAATAAGAGTTAAACAATGTCAAATAACATACAACGAAGCCAAGGCCGAGGCGCATCTTATAAATTTGATCGTGGTGGAGTACCCACAGAATTTGGACCGTATATTGGTGTGGTAAAAAACAATGTTGACCCAACCCGTGCTGGCCGCCTACAAGTTTACATTGAACAATTTGGCGGGAAAAATCCTGCTGATAAAAGTTTGTGGCGAACAGTAAACTACATTCCGCCATTTTACGGACTCACTCCAAAAAATAATGCAAGTACTACAGCTGGAGCCGGTAGTTACAAAGGCAACCAGCAAAGCTACGGCATGTGGTTTACACCACCTGACCTTGGTGTGTCTGTGATTTGTTTCTTTGTGGCCGGAGATCCCAATCAAGGTTACTACATTGGATGTGTGCCAGACAGTGGTGCAAATCATATGTTGCCGGCCATCGGCGCTTCAAAAAATTATGTTGCACAAAACGCTGAACAAAAGAGTCTTATTGCCGGTGCCAAAGCAACACAGTTACCAGTGGTTGAAGCCAACTTTTATAATGCAAACATAGAAAGCAATCCTAGATTCTTTACTCAGCCCAAGCCAATACACAGCTATGTTTTTGCTATCATGGCCAACCAAGGTCTATTGGGTGACAATGTGCGCGGCCCAATAACCAGCAATGCGCAAAGAGAAAGCCCCAGCACAGTGTTTGGTATCAGCACTCCCGGACGTCCAATCTATCAAGGCGGACTTGATGAAAAAGACATCAAAGCCCGGGTAGCGTCAGGAGCAGTCAACCTGGCTGACACAAAAATTGAAGGACGTCGCGGCGGCCATACATTGGTCATGGACGATGGTGATCTTCAGGGCGAAGACAATTTAATTAGAATAAGAACCAGCAAAGGCCATCAGATCACCATGAGTGACGATGCTGATTGCTTTTATATTATTCACGCCAATGGATCAACCTGGTTAGAATTTGGCAGCGAAGGCACAGTGGATGTTTACTCTAGTAATTCAGTTAATGTTCGAACACAAGGGTCAATTAATTTGCATGCTGACAAAGACATCAACATCAATGCTGGCGAAAATTTAAACATTAGAGGAAAAAATGTCCAAATTGAAAGTCAAGGCATTATGGGGATTTCTAGTGTGGAAGATTTTAAAATATACAGCAAAGCCAAAATAGGAATTTTAGCTGACGGTGCAGTTGTTTTACAAGGTGCATCAGGGGGGTGGAAATGCAGTGGCGAACTTAATTTGCAAGCACAACCCATTAATCTCAACAGTGGATCGCCAGAAAACGTTGATGCAATCAAGCCCATCAAAGAATACAGTCTTGACGGGACACAATTCAATGGTGCATCGGGTTGGCAGGCGGAGCCAGGCGCAATTAAAACCATCGTGACTCGAGCACCCACACACGAACCTTATCCCTATCACAACAAAGGTGTGGCAGTTTCAGTTAACTATGATGGCGATACCCCTTCAACGCCTAGCCCTCAAGTAGAAGCCGCATTAGGTAATGCAGCCAGTGAGCCAGTAACAAACGCAGTTGACGCTGCCGCAGTGCTAGATACTCCGTTGGCCACCGCCAACGTTGGTAGTCTTGATAAAAATCAAGTAACTGGTTTGTTGGCCCAAGCTAAAACATCAGTTGGTCAGGCTGCAAATGCAGTGAGCACAACCAAAGGTATTGGCCAATACGGATTTCAGCCAGCACAGCTTGAAAGCGCAGGCTTTTTGAAACCTGGTGCTGGAAAAAGCATACAAGCACAATTGTCACAAGGCAAATCTCTTGGCACTATTTTAGCGTCACCAACATTATGGTCAGGTAAAAATGGAGTAGTTGGACTACCGGCAATACTCAGCAATCCAGGATTACAAAATACCATGCAACAACAATTTATGAGCACTACATTAACTGGCATGAAAGCTGCCGGATTAGTCACTGGAACTGAAGCTCCGCAACAACTGTCGGGCTTGGTACAAACAGCAACAAAATTTGGCGTAGCCGCTGCCGGGTCTTTTGTTAAAGGCGTTGCACCCGCTGATTTAAACAAAGCTATATCTGCCACTATTAAAAGTGCACAATTTGCTACAAATTTTGTAACAAATAAACTAGCTGGACTTACTGGCGGTAGTAGTGTAGCAGAGTCAGTGTCGGGCACAATAAACCGTGCCTCAATTGACAAAACCCTGATCAACGCACTAAACGATACCAAGGTCCCGGCACCTATTTTTAAGCCAACTGACCGATCTGACAATGCATAAATATCACTATGCCTGCATTTATTGGTTTCAACACTATTAATCAAAATAAAAAATTCACGTTGACTGACTTTGCTCTAGTCAAACGTGATTTATCAAACGCCCTCAATATCCAACAAGGTGAACTAGTCGGCCGTCCAGGGTACGGCACTGTTATCTGGAGTTTCATATTTGAGAATCAAACTCCAGAGACAGTGACAAAAATACTAGCAGAGCTTCAGCGTGTAGCTGGCGGAGATCCTAGAATTTATATTTCAGACGCTAATGTATACCCACAACAAAACGGTATGTTAATAGAGCTACAGGTTCAAATTGTACCAAGTTCTACAGCCGAGCGACTGGCCATTTTCTTTGATCAAGAATCTCGCCGTGCCAGCTTCATCTAAAACTATGTAGATAATTGGGGTTATAAATACAATGTACAGTGAGAAACTATGGCTAAAACAACAAGACAAACCGCAATATTTGGTGTAGAAGATTGGAAGAGGCTTTATCAAACCTATCGTGAAGCTGACTTTCAAAGTTATGATTTTGAAACCCTGCGAAAGAGTTTTGTTGATTATCTCCGACTTTATTACCCAGAAACTTTTAACGATTATATTGAAAGCAGTGAATTTATTGCACTGCTGGACGTCATGGCTTTTATGGGACAAGCCCTGGCATTTAGAAACGACTTAAACACACGTGAGAACTTTTTAGACACAGCCGAACGCCGTGACAGCGTGGTGCGTTTGGCAAACTTGGTCAGCTACACACCTAAAAGAAACACTGAAGCGCAGGGTTACTTGAAGGTTGTTTCGGCTAGCACCACTGAAAATATTACAGACTTTAATGGTATTAACCTAGCCAATATCACAATTGATTGGAATGACGCCACTAACTCAAGTTGGTTAGAGCAGTTTACATCAATCATGAATGCCGCATTTATTGACAGTCAAAAATTTGGTCGTCCAGGTAACCGTCAGGATATACTAGGCATTGAGACCAGCGAGTACACAATTAATCTTATCCCTGGTTATTTGCCAATTATTCCCTACACATCTGTGGTGGATGGTGTAAACATGCCGTTTGAAGTTGTGAGTGCAACCACAATTGGGAAAGAATATGTCTACGAGCCAGCACCAAAACCCAATGGTGCATTCAACGTATTGTATCGCAATGACGCACAGGGATTTGGCAGTGCAAACACTGGATTCTTTTTCTTGTTCAAACAAGGCGTATTGCAAAATCAAGACTTCAACTTGTCTGAAGCAATTCCTAACCGCACAGTAAACATTAACATTGAAGGTTGTAACCAAGAAGATCATTGGCTTTACAAACTTGATGATGTTGGTAGTATTTCGAGCGAGTGGATTTATGTTGAAAATATTTTTGCCGGTGCAGTCGAACAACTTGCGCCAGACCAACGTACATTATATTCTATCACCAGCCGAGCTAATGATCAGATTACACTGACATTTGGTGATGGTGTGTTTTCCAGTGTTCCTGTGGGCACTTTCCGTACCTATGTTAGATCCAGCAACGGATTGCAGTACATCATTAATCCTGAAGAAATGCAAAACATTTCAGTGCCAATCAGCTACATTAGTCGTTCGGGCAGACTGGAAACATTGACTCTTACTTGTGGTATCACACAACCGGTGACTAACGCACAGTCTAGAGAAAACATCACAGAGATCAAGCAACGTGCTCCTGCACGTTACTACACACAAAATCGTATGGTCAATGGCGAAGACTACAACAACTTCCCATTCACCAAATACAACTCAATTATCAAGAGTAAAGCAGTTGATCGTGCTAGCACCGGTACATCTAGGTATATTGACCTAACAGATCCCACTGGAAAATATTCTAGTACCAATATATTTTCCAGTGACGGAGTAATTTACGAAGAAAATGTTTTGCCTACTTTTAATTTTAATTGGGTAAATCGTAACGAGATTGTTGATACCATTACCAACTCAGTGGAACCACTTGCATCCAGCCGAGGTATGTTGCAATTTTACTATGCTAACTTTCCAAGACCTCCATTGACCGTGTTGAGTGCTGGATGGAATCAAACCACAACAATTAATAATCAAACCACAGGATATTTTTACAGCGGCACAGCCAGCAATCCGTTGCCAATTGGTGCTTACACTAATAATAATGCTCAATATATTACACAAGGTAGCTTGGTAAAATTTGTACCGCCTGCTGGTAAATTCTTTGATGCAAATAATAGACTGCAGACCGGAATACCAGTTCGCGCTGATGAAAAAATGGTAATATGGGCCACAGTTGAGGCAGTGGTGCTTGATGGTACTGCACAGGGACTTGGCAACTTGCCAGATGGGATAGGGCCAGTTGCATTGAACAATTTTGTGCCATCTGGCGCTTTGGCACAACTAGTGATTCCAAAGTTTATCAATGTGTTGCCTTTAGAAATTAAACAAAGCATGATTCAACAAATTGAGCTTTATCGAAATTTTGGTCTTGGCTACAACAATTTAACTGCTAGCTGGTATCTTATAACTAGTACAAATCTCAATGCTGAATATGCTGGACATCCGGCACCTTTTAGCAGAACCTACGCACAAGATACTTCTGGACAAAATTTAGATGCGTCCTGGCTAGTGCAGTTTTTAACTGATGGATCTAACTATGTGGTTAGTTCTAGATCATTGCAATATAAATTTGCCAGTGTTATACAAACAAGATTCTTCTTCAGCACCAGCAGTGAAGTCTATGACAGCAAGACTGGATTAGTAATCAAGGACTTTATAAGAGTGTTAAAAACCAATTCAAGACCAGATTCTAATGAGCCATTACCCACTGACGTTACCATGGATATAATTGGCCAGCCAATTGAAAGCGATGGATTTGTAAACGACTATGAAGTTGTTGTGAGTTACCGAGACAGTGACGCTGATGGTGTTGCAGACAACCCAGACTTTTTTGATGATCTGGTGGCCCCAAAAGTCAACGCTTCTTCCAAGCTGACGTTCTTCCAGCTGACCACAGACTTTGATGATCTTGAAAGATATTTGCCAGTTGAACCAGGAATAGTCAATAGTTCGTTGACAACATTGGATGCAATTGAATTAGTTAAAAGCGAGTACATCAACGGACAAATATTTTATGCATACCAAAGTAAATTGTTCTACCAATTGCAAGTCACTTTGGTCAATGGTATCTTTCAAAGAACAATAATTCCTCGCACAGATTTTCTTGCGCAAGTGGGCCGCAACTCATTGTCATTCCAATACCGACACAATAGTTCACTGACCAATGTCATTGATCCCGGAACTTCAAATATCATTGACATGTATCTTGTGCCACAAGCATATTACACTGCTTATCAAAACTACATTAAAGATACCACTGGCACCGTGCCAGAGCCTAGTGCACCTACCATCAATGAATTGTCGCAAGACTATTCAAGTCTCAATAATTATAAAATGGTCAGTGATAATTTAGTGCTAAACTCAGTAATGTTCAAACCATTATTTGGCGCCAAGGCACCCACACAGTTGCGGGCCACTATTAAAGTTGTCAAAGCCCTTAACACAACTGCCAGCGACAGCGAAATCAAGAGTCAAGTTATTTCTAATATCAATAGTTACTTTAGTATTGACAAGTGGGACTTTGGCGATACATTCTACTTCTCAGAGCTGAGTGCATATCTACACAAACAATTGGGTTCAATTATTAGCTCAGTGGTGATTGTACCACTTAACCCATTAAAAACATTTGGCGACCTGTATGAGATTAGAAGTGCACCAAACGAGATATTTGTCAGTGCTGCCACTGTGGCAGACATTGAAGTAATAAGCGCATTGACACAGAGTAATATACGTAGTCAAACCAGTGTGGCCGGGCTTTATCCAGTGACCACAGTGGGTGCGCCAGGCAGTACAATTGGACAAACCGGCGGGAGCAGTTAAGAATGGCATCAAATAAGACAGTAAATTTACTTCCAGAAATTTTTCAAACAACTACAAATAAAAAATTTCTTGCAGCCACTTTAGACCAGTTAACACAAGAACCAAATTTTAAACGTTCACAGGGATATGTTGGACGCAAAGTTGGTCCAGGAGTTAACCTCGCCAACAACTACATCACTGAACCTACTAAAACTAGATCTGACTATCAATTAGAGCCAGGCGTAACGTTTTTAAAAAATGGAACCAACACCGCCGACGATGCTATCACCTACCCAGGAATGATAGATGTTTTAAAATTACAAGATGCCGATGTTAGTCGACAAGATCGTCTATGGCAGAGCCAATATTATTCGTGGGACCCGTTCTGCGACTTTGATAAATTTTCTAACTACAGTCAATACTATTGGTTACCCAACGGCCCACTGTCAGTGGACGTTAGCACAACTGAAATACCACTCACTGATGATTTTGCAGTTACTCGTAATACGCTAACTTATGAATTTAGTGGCTTACCTGGCACCAATCCAATTATTACGTTGGCAAGAGGTGGAAATTACAATTTTGTAGTTAACCAACCAGGTCACAATTTTTGGATACAGGCTGCACCCGGAGTGGCAGGCCGATTGCCGTATGCACCAAACATCAGCAGTCGTGATGTTTTTGGCGTAGTCAACAACGGAGAAGATCAAGGGGTTGTAGAATTCTATGTACCTTTAAAAACAGGGCAAGATTTTTATTACACCCTAAATCAAATTGGCCCAGTTGATTTAGTCTGCAATTTAGAATTTAATCAAATCAACAATATCTATGTGTCTGCATTTTTACAACAATTTCCTGATGGAATTGACGGAATCACACAGCTTGATGGGCTTAGTTTGATTTTTACTAACACTATTCAAGGTGCCGAAGAAGGTGGCTGGCAAATTACCACACAATATGATCCGTTGCCCAGTGATGCACAACCGGGCGCTATTGGCACATTTGACAGTGTGTTATTCGATCAGACCACAGATATAAACGTAATCACGCAAAGATACAGTGTATGGCGTATAAGTTATGTGTATGACAATGATGGGCAACCGTTTATCACACTTAGCTCGGTAACGCAAGTACCAAACCTGTCAAGATTTGATATTAGATACGGGCAGACCAACAGTAGCACACAATGGTATAAAAATGCGTCTGGCTATTACCAGCAAGTGCCTTTGCTTACTGCAACACTGGATACATTGTATTATCAAGACAGCACCAATCCAGAAATTTTTGGAGAGATTCGTCTAGTCGATGCCGAAGTCACACAACCAGTTGACTTTGATGAAATCATTGGTGCAAAAAATTATATCAGCCCCAACGGTGTAAAATTTACAAATGGACTTAAAGTTAAATTTCGTGGATTAACTAATCCAGCACAATTTCAAAATATTGAATTCTATGTTGAAGGTGTAGGAACAGGGCCTGGTCGAGAATTGCGTGTTGGGTTTGTTGATGGTGAGGCCTATTTTGGGCTATCGCATCTTTATCAAGGCCAAAAAATGACTGGCGGCAGCCACACTGGCGAATTTCAACAGTATATCTATGACACTGTTGCCGAAAGCTTGCTCAATATTGGAGCCGGGGGTCCAGAAGGTGCTCCGATGCCAGGCACATCTGTCCCAGGCGCGGCTCTTGGGAATGGTATTAAACTAATACCAGTAACCGAATTAATTACCCCAGAAGTGTATATCAAGACACTCGATGCAAGCCCCAATGCTCCGTTGATTCCTGATTATTTGACAATTAATCGAGCCAGCATGGATAGAAACGCTTGGGCCCGTAGTAATCGTTGGTTCCATATTGATGTAATTAATTACAGTGCTGAACTGAATAATATTACTCCAACGGTTGATAACAACCAACGAGCTAAACGCCCTATTATTGAATTTCGAGCTGATACAAGTTTATACAATTTTGGAACACAAGGTAAGCGCCCAGTAAACATCATTGACTTCAATGAAACCGATGCACTTAGTAACATCAATGGAACAAGTGGATACGGTATTGATGGCTATTCGTTTGTTGAAGGTACCTTGGCAATATTTGCTGCCGACTCTGACCAGCAAGTTAGAAATCGCATTTATGAAGTAAGGTTTATTGATCCCAACAACACTGGCACCCCAATCATTGACCTAGTGCCATTGCCTGGCGGCCTGGCCTTAATGAACCAAACTGTGGTTAGTACCAATGGTACAACTCAGAAAGGTCTAAGTTATTGGTTTGACGGAATGGCCTGGCAAAGTGCGCAACAGAAAACCAGGGTTAATCAAGCACCATTATTTGATGTTTATGACACCAACGGAGACAGCTTTGGTGACCGAGCAGTATATCCCAGCACCACCTTTGTCGGGAGCAAACTTTTTGGATATGCCGAGGGAGAAACAGCCGTACAAGATGATGTGTTGGGATTGTCTTTAAAATATTTTAGCATCAACAATGTTGGTGATATTGTTTTTTCTAACTATTTTTACAACGACACTTTTATCTATGTTAAAAATAATGTAAGCACTACCACTGCAATTAGCACAGGATTTGCAAGACAATACATTGATCGAGTATCGTTCTCCAGTGAACTTGGATGGCAGCCGGCAGCGGCCACATCTCGCAGCCGACAAATTTTTAGATTCGTCAATGATGGATCTCCGTTGGTGCTAGATGTTCCAGTGGACCAACTTACAATTTTTTCACCAATACAAATTTTTATAGATGGCATTTATCTTGACCCATTAAGATACACCTATACAGTTTCCAGCACAAACACAACTATAACATTGTCATCATTGGTGGCACTAAACTCGGTGATTGAAATTCAAGCCTTGAGCAATGTTGCTAGTCAGATTGGCTTTTATCAGATTCCATTAAATCTTGAAAACAATGCAATAAACGGCAACAGTACAGAATTTACACTAGGCACTATAAGAACCCATTATGAAACTATTGGGCAAAATTTGCGCAACATTGTTGGACCAATAACTGGTGCAAATAATACTCGCGATCTTGGAGAACTGGTACCTTACGGAACACAAATAATACAAAATTCTGCCCCGTTGGTATTGCCAGGAGTATTCTTGCGCCGCCAGCAGTTTGAGTTGTTTAATTCTTTGGAGTTTAACAGCCAAGAATACAACAAGTACAAAGCGTTGTTGATAGATTATGCATCAAATGGTGACTTTGTAAATCTCACACCAACTCAAGTTTTGGATGCGTCAATACAAGAAATTACGTTGTCTCGTAGTAGCATTTTTCCGTTCTATTGGAGCGATATGCTTCCAGCTGGAGAAACATATACTGAGTTAACTTACACGTATAGTTTAATCAGCACTAATACATTCACCACCAATCAAGTCTACGATTTTACACAAAGTAACTTCAAAGCAATATTAGTGTATGTCAACGGTAACATTCTCACCAAAGGATACGAATACACTGTGCCTGCTGATTCAGCCAGCATTATCATTACAATTCCATTGGTGGTAGGTGACGTAATAACCATAAGAGAATATGCTACTACCTACGGCAGTTATGTGCCAAATACACCAACAAAGATGGGTTTGTATCCAGCATACGAGCCTAAGATTTTTTACGAGGAAACCAGCAGTCAACCAACTCTAGTCATCCAGGGGCACGATGGCAGCATCACTGTGGCATTTGGTGATTTCCGAGATAATGTATTATTAGAATTTGAAACAAGAATTTTTAACAATTTAAAAATTAATACTACGGTGCCGTTGCTGGCAGATGATGTTACACCAGGGCAGTTCCGAACCACGGATTACACACTTGAAGAAATTAATTCTATATTGTTGCCTGACTTTTTATCTTGGATCGGTAGCAATAAATTAGACTATACCTCACAAAATTATTCGCAAAGCAATCCTTTTACTTACAATTATAGTCAGAGTAGTAACCGACTTGATCAGCAACCACTGTTGGGTGCTTGGCGCGGCAACTATCTTTATTTTTATGATACCACTACTCCTAATACAACGCCCTGGGAAATGCTGGGATTCACTCAACAACCATCATGGTGGGCATCTCGATATGGTCCTGCCCCTTATACGTCTGGTAACTTGGTGTTGTGGGGCGATTTAGAAAGAGGATATATTGCAGATCCTGTGAACCCTAGAGTTGATCCTCGATATGTCCGCCCAGGGTTACTAAATGTAATTCCGGTTGGCACAGAAGGAGAACTACTCAGTCCATTATCGGCTGTGGTGGGTAACTACGATACCACCACATTCCGACGTAGCTGGACGTTTGGGGACGACGGCCCAGTTGAAAATACCTGGAGATCTAGCAGTGCTTGGCCGTTTGCAGTTATGCGCTTGTTGGCGTTAACCAGGCCGGCTAAGTTTTTTGGTTTATTTGCAGACCGCGATCGTTACGTATATGACGAGGGTATTGGTCAGTATTTGTGGGAAGGAAGATATCGTCTCCAAGCCAGCAATCTGGCACCATTATATGGCAACGGTGTTAGCCGTGCAAGTTATATAAACTGGATCATTGATTACAATCAACAACTAGGAGTCAATGGTAGTAACGACCTAACCACACTATTGAGTAACCTAGATATTAGATTGTGCTGGCGCCTAGCATCATTCAGTGACAAACGATATTTAAAATTATACACCGAACGATCAACACCAACTGGGTCAAATGCCGGCTTGTTGTTGCCAGACGAAAGCTATGGATTATTGCTTTATAAAAACCCACCGGTACAACAGGTATCTTACAGTTCAGTAATAGTTCAAGTAACTGACACAGGATGGGCAGTTCAAGGATACAACGGCTTAGAAAATTATTTTGAAATATTAGCATCCAGGGTAAATGGAAAAACACAGACACTCAGTGCCGGAGGATCAACAGAACAGGTTCCTGTTGAGTACACCAATACTATTGTTCGTGTTCCTTATGGATTTGTGTTTACTAACCGATCAGCAGTTTGCGATTTCTTGCTCAGTTATGGTAAACTGTTGACTGACCGAGGATTTGTGTTTGATCGTACTGAAAATGGCTACATCATGGATTGGGTACAGATGGCTCAAGAATTTTTGTATTGGAGTAATCAAGGCTGGGCCGAAAACAGCATTATTAATCTAAACCCTGGTGCAAATTCAATTAGCATTACCACACCAGGACTGGTTGCAGAAAGTCTACAGCCGGTAAAACTAAGCAACGTTGTGCTGAATCAAAATAGGCAAGGAATCTCTCCAAATAATCTTGTAATTGATCGCTTGGAAAATACCTTCACTGTAAACAGTTTAACTAGTGATACTATTAACTTTTTAAATCTAAGATTTACTGCATACGAGCATTTGATTGTTTTAGACAATCGTAGTATATTTGCAGATTTAATCTATGACCCCATAACTGGTGGCCGTCAGAGTCGAATTTTGATAGCAGGATGGTTAAGCGGGGACTGGAACGGCACTGTAAATGCGCCCGGATTTATTCTTAATCAAGCTGGTATCAATGAATGGGTACCAAATCAAAAGTACACTAAAGGTGAAATTGTCAAGTTCAAGGACCAGTATTGGAGCGCGGCCACAATTATTCAGCCCACAGCAACGTTTGATTTTTCAGCCTGGATCAAAAGCGATTATTCAGAAATAATGCAAGGACTATTGCCAAACGCTGCCAATGACAGCAACCAGTTGGCGCAGTCATACAGCGTGTATGATGCCAACTTAGAAACTGAGGTTGATTTGTTTAGTTACGGCCTAATAGGTTTTAGGCCACGTGAATACATGGCTGCATTGAATCTTGATGACGTCAGTCAAGTACAGCTTTATCAACAATTCTTGGGATCTAAAGGAACTAGACCTAGTTTAGAAATTTTCACATTTGCAGACCTTGGTAAAGAAACTGCACAGTATAATCTTTATGAATACTGGGCAATGTTACGAAGTGTCTACGGCGCAAATGCCAACAACAGTTTCTTTGAAGTTTTACTTAATGAAGCAAAACTCCCCAGCGACCCAAGTTTGATACAAGTAATACAGCCTGGTACCGAATCAGCCGCAGACCAAACAGTATTTGTTAATGATATTTGGAAAAGCAGTTACAAGATTACTTCTCCCAACATCTTGCCCACCACCACGGCATCCCCCACTGATGTTGGATTCCCATCAGCAGGATACGTAAATCTCAATGACGTTGACATAACACTGTTTGACTTGACAAACCCATCAGACGCAAACAACTCACTTGATAAAATTGGAGTTGGAACCACATTATGGGTTGCTCGAGTAAATGCCTATGATTGGGAGGTATATCGGGCCTCCGGAGTTTCAAGTACCATTGTTCAAGTTGAAGATAACTTAGATGGCGCAAGCATAGTTACATTTGCCGAAGACCATGGTCTATTGGCAGGTGAAATATTAATCATCAAGAATTTTGATGCTGAAATAAACGGTTTTTATCGAGTAAAGTCAGTACCAACACTTAATACACTCATCATTGACTATGCCTTTGTCGGAGAAAGAACCTTTGTTAATGGGATCGGGCTTGGATTGACGTTGCAATCAAGTAGAGTTGCACAACCATCTGACATTATTGGATTACCATATGCAAATCAGTTGCTGCCAGGGATCAAAGTTTGGGTGGACAACAATGGAAACGACCGTTGGACAGTGCTTGAAAAAATAGATCCTTTCTACCAAGCAGCCACAATTGTTCCAATCACGCAAGAAATACACAGCGAATTTGGCTACGCTCTTGCACAAGGTTTTGAAAATCTTAGTGCTATGGTTGGAGCCCCGGGCTACAACCCGTCAGAGTTAGCAACTGACCCGGGTGCAATTTATACCTATGTGTTAACTGACCAGAATGTTTACGAACAAAATGCAATCATTGAACTCAACGCCACTGGCGCGGCCAGATACGGCAGTGCAGTTGACATTGGTAATCAGCAATGGGGTATTGTAGGCGCCAGCGCCAGTGACAACTACCTGGGATATGCCACACCAATTTATGTGGCTCCTGGTAGCCCTGTATTTGAACAACGACAATTGTTGCTGCCACCTGATCAAGACTTCAACGTTGCCGAATTTGGTCATGCAGTGACTATCAGTAAAAATGAACGTTGGATGTATATTACCGCACCGGCACACAACAAAGTGTATGCATATACTCGAGTTGATGTGCAACGACAGACAGTTGAGTACATCACTGATGGTGTAACAACCACTTACCTTTGGATCAATGATATTGTTGTTGATTACGCACTGCCAGAACAACTAGTGTTGGCCTTGGACAATAATCTCTTACAGTATGGAATTGATTACACCGTTGACAGTACATCAATAACTTTGACGGATATTCCCGAAGCTGGCAAAGTGCTAATTATTTCACGTAGATCTATAGTACAACTTGACCAGCAAACTTACTACAATGTTGAACAAGATAGTACCACAGGAATTGGTAGCAATGCACAATTTACTGTGAATCGTGTACGCGGCGA